TCAGAGGCGGTCTTTGAATTAACACTACAGCAAAGAGGACTATACAGGGAGCTTATAGATTTAGCTATGCTGAATGATAATAAGACTATCGTAAAGAGTTCTGTGTGGTGTAGGAAGTGGAATATTTCAGATGATGATTTATGGGAAATACTAGACTTTTTAATTGGGTTAAAGCTAATCGAGATACCTTATGTTGATGAAGGTGTTGATATTAGTTTATTCATTCCAAGCTGCGAACCTAGACTAAACCTAGTTAGAGGAGGTAGAAAAGGAGGAGAAAACAAGCCTACCCCCAAGCCTATAGTTAAGCCTACCCCTAAGCCTATAGCCAAGCAAAAGAAAGAGAAAGAGAAAAGAAAAGAAATAGTATATCGTTCCTTTGACCATTTAACTATTTATGTATCTGAGGTAAGGAAGTTAGATAAGGAATATACCAAACAGCAAATAGATGGGGTATTAGATTCGATAGAGAACTATAAAAACAATAAAAACTATAAGTCTCTTTATTTAACTGCAAAAAATTGGTTAAAGGAATTTCCTAAAAAGCAAAAAGAAAAATTAGTTATTCACCCTAAAGACTACCTAGCATGATATTAGAAAACAACTCAGGTAAACAATATTTAGATTCTATTAGGGATGGAAGTTTTAAACTAGGTTTAGAAATAGGATGCCCTTTAGATAACCATCTAAGATACAAGCAAGGAACTTTTAACGTAATGGCTGGTCATGCGAATGTAGGAAAGACTAAATTTATACTCTATTATTATTTATGTTTAGCTGTAAAGCATAGCAAAAAGTTTTTAATATTTAGTGCTGAGAATAGCACAGGAGGAATTAAAAGAGATTTAATACAGCTACATGCAGGTAAACAACTTAAAGAACTAGACGAGCAGCAATACGAATATCACTTTAACTGGGTAGGCGAACACTTTAAATTTATAGACTTTGAACAGTTCTACAGAATTAATAAAAGGTTTATGAACTTTAGAGATGTGTTTAAAGCAGCTTTAGAAGATTGTGTTTACTTTGATGCTTTAGTAATAGATCCTTACAATAGTTTAGCAACCTGCGAAGATATAAAAGGCAATAGCCACGAAAGAGATTATGCTGTAGCTTCAGAGTTTAGAATGTTCTGTAAACAAAATAACAAAAGTATTTACTTACTAGCTCATGGAAATACTGAAGCTCTAAGAAAAACTTTTACAAAAGGACACGACTTTTATGGGCATCCTATTCCGTTAATGGCTTCCGATATTGAAGGAGGCGGTAAGTGGGTTAATCGTGCAGATGACTTCATTGTAATACACCGACTAACTCAGCATGAAAGCGAATGGATGAAAACAGAAATACATATCCGCAAAATAAAAGAAGTAGAGACTGGAGGAACGCCAACTTTTATGGAATCGCCTGTAATATTTCACATGGACAAAGGAGGATTAAGTTTCAATTGTTACATTAGATTAAAAGATTATAGTATATTGCCGACAAATGCAAAGAACCCATTAAGCGAGTTACCAGTAGTAGAGCCTAAACAAATAGAATTAAAACCAAATAAAGCATTTGATATTAACCACACTATAGAACCTAAGCCAACAAAAGACGAAGATTGGTTAAACGGTTACATGGAAGAAGAAGAATTTAAGATATGACACTAGAACAATTAACGACAAAACTAGAATTAAATATTCTTATTGAAAGGGTGCTAGAAAAGAATGGAGCGTATATAACGCCTATAAGCAAAGAAGAAGCTCTAAAAGGTCTTACCCTATCAGAAGATGCCAAAAGTACCTTAAACACGCTTAAAAGTGCCTTAGAACAGATTAACAAGTTGTATGACTTGAGTATAATGTATAGCAAAGAATTAAAAAACAAAGATTCACAGATATATAAATTATCTGTAGAGAACAGTAAGCTAAGGACTAGAGCGAATTTAGCAGACCAAAGAACAAATAATATAACAGAATATATTGAACTACATAAAACTAAAGAACAATGAAACTATTAAAACAATGTACACTCGATGGAATAACAAGACGAAAAGATAAGAGCCTAAAAATTTCTTTTATTACAAGCCTAGAGCAAAGCAGCAGCGAATTAATGGAAGTTGACAAACTACTAGACAGCTCAGGAGTATTATACTTTAAACAAAGCGAAGGACTTTCTACAGATGAAATAACTCAAATTGATAAAGTAGTACTGGATAAACCAAACGGAAAGACTCAAAGCGAAAGGCTAAGAAATGTATTGTATATTTACTGCAAACAGAAGATAGGTAAAGAGCCAACAAAAGAACAGTTCGCAGAGTTCTATCAAAAGTATACAGAAAAGTATATCACTTATATTAAAGACCAATTAAAATAACGTTTAGTATATAAGCCGTTTTTTCTATGGCTTATATACATTGTTAGCATTAGTACGGATTATTAACTGATAAAACTAAATAGAATGAATAAAATATTTAACGATAACGCTATTGACATACTTGATAGAATGATAGCCAAAGAATACAAAGTTGATTTACTAATAACAGACCCACCTTACAAAATAACTACAAGAGGTAACGGTGGAAATAGTGGCGGAATGTTTCAAAAGAAAGAAGTAAACAATGGTAAAATTTTTAAAACAAATGACTTAGAGATAGAGGATTGGTTGCCTAAATTTTACAATGTTTTAAAAGATGAAAGCCATTGTTATATTATGACAAATAATAAAAATATAACTAACTATTTGAAAGTTATAAACGAAATGTTTTTTAATGGTGATAAAAAGCAAAAGTTTCATTTTATTAAAAACCTTATATGGGTAAAAGATAATAAAATAATGGGTCAAACTTATATGAGCCAATTTGAATATATTATTATGCTTAGAAAAGGAAATCATAAAAGAATTAATAATTGTGGTACTTCTGATGTTTTAACTTTTAAGAATAAAAAAATGAAAGACGAACATAAAAAAACAATACACGACACAGAAAAACCTATTGATTTAATGAAAGTTTTAATTGAAAACAGTAGTAAAGAAAATGATATTGTTTTTGACCCTTTTATGGGTATTGGTAGCACGGTTATAGCAAGTAAAGAAACTGATAGGCAATACATAGGAATTGAATTAGATGAGAACTACTACAATGTTGCAAAAAAAAGACTAACGTAGTATTAATGCTAACACAAAACTATATTTTCGTTTTAATGAAATATAGTAACTGTTAGACCACGTTTTAATGTGGTAGAAAATAAATTTAAAATAGAATATGCCACGCTGTAAAGTTTGTAAAGATAAATTTGAAGCTAAATACTTCCTCCAAAAAGTATGTTTAGAACCTAGCTGCATTTTAGAATGGAGTAACAAGGTAAAAGACAAAGAGTGGAAAGCTGAAAAAAAGCAATTAAAGGATAAGCTAAAAACTTATTCAGATCACGTTAAAGAGCTTCAGGTAATCGTAAACAAATATGTAAGACTTAGAGATAAAGACAAAGGATGTGTAAGCTGTGGAACTCCATTACTAGGTAAGTATGACGCAGGACATTACTATAGCGCAGGAGGTAACCCTGAACTAAGATTTAATACAGATAACATACATGGGCAATGTGTTTACTGCAATCAACATCGACATGGAGCATTGTTAGATTATACTGAAAGGCTACCAAATCGAATAGGTTTATGTAAGTTTGCAGAACTAAAGAAACTAAGAGGAGTAGCAAAGAAGTATTCTATTCCTGAATTGATAGAGCTAAAAGTAATTTATAAAGATAAGATTAAGAAGCTATGAAAGTAACAGAAAACATCACAATTACCAATGAGGATAACATGGAGTTAATGGCTCGTTATCCAGACAACCATTTCGACCTTGCTATTGTAGACCCTCCTTATGGGATAGGAATAAGCGGACAGAAGGAAAGTAAGAAAGGTAAACAATCAGATAGAAAGTTTCACAAGGAAAAGGAATGGGATAGTTCAATACCTCCAGTAGAATATTTCAATGAGTTGTTTAGAGTTTCAAAGAATCAAATTATTTTCGGTGCAAATTACTTTGTAGAGCATTTAACAGAAGGTCATAAAGGCTGGATTGTATGGGATAAAGGACAGCATGGATTAACTATGTCAGATTGTGAACTTGCTTATAGTTCTTTTGATTGCCCTACTAGAGTGTATCTAAAAAATAGAGTAGTACTTCAGCAAGAAGGTGGAACAATACACCCTACTCAAAAGCCACACCATTTATATAGATGGTTATTAGATAACTATGCAAAGAAAGGAGACAAGATACTCGATACACATGGAGGCTCAGGAAGTATTGCAATAGCTTGCCATAATAGAGGCTTTGAACTTACAGCGTGTGAACTTGACAAGGAGTACTACGATGCCTCAATAAAGAGATTTAAACAACAGACAGCACAAACAACTATATTTGATTTAGGAGCATAAACAAAAAGACTATGAAAGAACTAGAAGAAAAGAACGCTATCGAATGGCTTATATTAATCGGACTATTCAAAGCCACGATTGAACAGAAAAGTATGTTAATAGGTACAGAGAAGCAAAGAGCAAAGCAACTATTTAATAACTGGATGCGACAAGGCACAAACATACTTAGTAAATTTGAAGCTAATTTCACAGAAGATCAACTCGAAGAACTTTCTCTATTAGTTGAAACTTCTATGAATGATTTACGTAAAAACATAATCGTAGTTGATTAAATAAATTTGCTTATATTTGCAATGTGAACGAAGATTTTATTAAAGAGAAAAGGCAGGTAATAGAAACAGCCTGTAAAAACATCTGTAAGCATTCCGATATTTGGAGGGATTTATCGCAGGAGGTAAGCATCTACTTTCTAACGAATGCACTTCCTGAGAATCTCGATAAGATAGATGGGTTTATTTTTGTAGTTGCTTATAAGATGTATCACTTGTCAGGTTCTGAATTTAACCGTTTACACTTTGACAATGTTTTGATAGAATCTACAGAACTTGACTACTTAAAAGAGATAGATATTCCCTATGTTGATGGCAATGTTTATAAAGAATACATTGAGCAGGTAGGACATCTAGACGAAATGGAGCGCATTTGGGTAGAGGAGATAGTTAAAAGAAACCTATCTATAAGATTATTTAGCGATCATACAGGAATCCATAGAGCAACAGCAACAGAA